AATGTTGCATCACCTTCTATACTCATCTCACCTTCCATAGGGTCCATACGTGGTTCATTAGCAGCCATTCTAGGTTCGCCCATAGAAACAGGTCCTGCCATAGGCGGAGGTCCACCAGCAGGTACTGGAGGTCCTTGTACAGGCGGTACATCAGTTCTAGTGCCTGTCATCATCATATTAGTTAAATCTTCTATACCTGCCATTGTTATCTCCTGGGTCTAAAACCGTTTTGAAACATTTGTGTTGTCATTTTATCACCTTGTTCGCTCATCGGCAACTGCATAATACCATTATTAGCTATTTGACCACCGTTAGCAAACCTTTTTTCTATACCTAAATTAGCTTGGTTATCGCCAAAATCATAAGTAAAAGTACTAGTTACGTTATCGCCTAAATTCCTAGAAAACTCTAATTTTTCATCTAATAAACCTGCAATACCTTTTTCTATAGCCCCAACTTCACGGTCTAAATAATTAGCAACGTCTGCTTCGTATTGATCAGTAGCGGTATTACGAGCATTGTTAGCTTCTCGCCTAAGGTCTGTAACCGCTAGAGTATCGAATAAATTATTATAAAAATTAGTCATTATTAATTTACCAATTGATTGTATGCTTTTATTATTTCTTCTGGGATATTTAATGTATCTCTTGTAGGTAGCGGTTGTCTATTATCTCTTTTTTCTACAGGGTCGTAATATTTTAATTCATTACCAATATCATTAACCATAACTGAGTGATGAGTATTAGCTATTCTAATAAAATTATTAATTTTCTTTCTACTGGTAATTGCTCCTATATAAGCATCAAATAATTTCTCGTCCATTAAAAGTTCACCTAAAAATGCTTGGTTTCTTTGACCTATAGAACCTTCTATTGCCGTAGTTTGTCTACCTATTCTCGTTAACGGTGGAATAATCATTCGTTTTAAAAAGTTTATTTGTGGATCACCTAATTGTGCAGCTAACTCAGCTCTATTGAATACTTCTGAAGTCATACGGTCTGACTCTCTAGTTGCCATATCTCGTAAAACTTTTAAATTTTTAATAAATTTAGGACTTTCGTCACCTAATAATCGCCCGTAAACTCCATCAAAAGATAAATCTAAACCAACTAAATCTTTAGAACCAAAACCACCTTCTAGTAATTGATCTAATTTATTTAAATTAAATAAACCATCGGCATCAGTTAAACGTATTGCTAAATAAGATTTAGTAGCATCAGCTATTTCTGTTTTTAATTCAGCATTATCCGCAATTAAATCTTCAATAAATTTAATATCATCAATAAGTTCACCACTAGCTTTTTGATCAGGTCCCGCTCCTAAAATTCTAGTAACAATATTTATGGGTTCACCCGTACCAAACCTTTGTTCAGCTAAACGTAAACCACGTTCTAATTTTTCTATAGGTTGTATAACTTGTTTTTGTATATTAGCCGCACTAAACTCACTTATATCTTTACCGAACAATTCTCTTAAAGTGCCTTTATTAGTTTGTAAAAAAGTTTTGTAATTTGCCGCTAAATTACCTGCGGTATCGTCAGCTAAATCTAAAAAATTTGTCCTAATATAATCTAACGTTCGTTTTTGTAAATTAGCTAATTGTCCTTGATTACCTGACTTTTTAAAAAATTCTACTAAACTTTTTACTCTACTATTACTGTCTGCGTTTTTTGTATTAGTAGAAAAAATATAATTAACTACAGATTCTGGTTGTTGTCTACTTAAATTTACAATAATTTCTTGATTAGCTAATTCTGTACCTGTTTTTTGTGCTTGAAAAATATTTTGTATTTCGTCTGCTTGTCTTACTCCTATTTTTCTTTTCATAAAGTTATAAATTTCTCCTTCAATAGCGTCTTGTAAATTTTTAGTCGCTTGGAAAACTCGTTGATCTACCGCTTTTTGTGGATTTAATGTATTCATATAACTATTTAAATCCATTCTTAATTGATTTAATTCAGGTAAAGTAATATCGCCATTGTTATATCTAGTTAAACGGTCTCTAGCTTCTTCAGAAAAAAGTTCATAATAAGTATTTTCAGTTTTTTTACCCCCAGCAGTAAACAATTTACTTTTATTAATATTTTCAAAAGCTGACATTTCTTTTCTAATTTCTCTAGCAGAAATCGTACCGCCTAATTCTGGTATATTAATAGCTTCGTTTACATTATTAGCTAATTGTTCTTTATATTCTCTAGACGCAGCATTAATTTCAGTAGTAAATCGGTTATATAATTTACTACTAGCTTGTTCATCAAAAACTTCGTTTAATAAATTAACACCTTTAGGACTACCTGCTAAGTTTATATTATCTAAAGATTGGGCTAAACGGTTTACAATATCGTTACCTTGTTCAATAAAATCTAATTTATTAGCTTCAAAACGTTGTGTTAAATCTTTACCTATTTCGTTAGCGGTACGGCTATTTTGTAAATTATCAAACAAGCCTGAAAAAAATTTTTGTATTGTTTTTTCATTACCGTTAAATACTTCATTATAGAATTTTGTGTATTTTGGATTACTAGAATTACTTATTAATAATTGTTCTATATCATTTATAAATTGTACTTTTGAACCTTTACCTATAGTAGGGTTATATTTAGGTAAATCTTCGCCGATTTCTAAACTTAATTCTTCAATAGCTTCATCAACATCTAACAAAGTAATTTCTTCTGGTTTACCCGCAACAGTCGTAGCTTTTTCACCTTTTTTACTAGCTCGTACTCGTTCTATCGCTGCTCTAATTTCTTTAATCTCTGCAGCACCTACGTCTTTACCTGCTATTGCTCGATAGATTTTAGGCACACCGTTTAGAAATACGTCAATAGTTTGGTTTCCTCCGTATGCTAATAAACCAATCCAACCTGCTTCCTCTAACATATCAGTAAAGTTCATATCGTGAGCGTTATAACTAGCTCCAACAAAACGTTGTATTAATTGCGTGCCTGCTGCTCCTCCTGCTAATATTAAATTACCTGCAACGCTTTCTCCTATTTTTTTAATAGGACCTGTATTAATATTAGGAAATTGTTTTAAAAAATCATCAAACCTATTCAAACCTTTCATTCCAATAAATATTTCAGCAGCTAAAACGGGACCTTCTTGTAAACCAAACTCTAAAAAATCTATACCGCCAACTAAAGGTGAATCAAACATAACAGGAGCTTTACCCTCTTCGTCATAACGTATACCTAATTCTGGTTTACTGGGGTTTACGTAACTAAATGTTCCAGGAAGTTTATTAGCAAACTCTCCTTTTAATTCAGGGTTTTCTTTTATAGCTAACGTGCTAAGTCCCATATAATTTTTAGCATAATTTAATTGTTTAGGGGTATAGGTTCTAGGACCTCCAAAAGCTAAACCTGATTTAAATTTTATTAAACCATCAAAATCTATTTCTTTAGCAGGATCAATACCATAACTAGCTATCTCTCTTGCATTATTAATACCAAAAGGTTCACTAGGTTTCATATTAATTAAATTTTGTCCTGGACTTAAACTAGGGTTTACGGTAAAAGGATTTAAATTTCTTAAACTAGGACCTTCTTCTAACGCTTGTTCGTATTGTTTTAATCTTGTGGTATAAGCAGGGTGTCGAACAGCCATATCATAATTAATAGGGGGTAAATCATATTTAGGTATTTTTCTATCTCTAATAATTTGAAAATCAGTTAATTGTTTATCGACTATTTCGTCGCCGAGTTGGGTTCTAGCTAATGCTTGTAGTTCGGGGTCAGCTTTTAAAGCTGCAATTTTTAATTCATCGGGAGAAAAAATAGAAGAAAAAGTTAAATTAGGGTTAACTACTAACGCTCGATTACCAACTTCCGTTGCAGTTAAATTTAATCTTTCTTCAAAAGTCATATTAAATATCTTCTACGTTTAGTTGAAAATCTAAAATATTTTCTGGTTGATCTTTTGTTGTTGTCGAACCATCAGTTTTTCTATATCTTGGTCGTTCTATAAAATTTTTATAAACTTCTTCATTTCCATAACGGTCTGCAAAGTTTTTACGCGTATATGTTTCTGTGTTTTGACCGTCTTCGAAATTAAAATAAAATTCAAAAAGATTTAACATTTCGTCAGAATATTTATCTCCTGTTTTAAATCTTGGTAAACGACCAAGTGCTAAAGTCGAAGCTAATCCTGCATCATTTTGTTTTATTGTTGTTTCTGCAAAATCTACTAAATTACTATATAAAACCTCAGCATCTTGCGTAGCTCCAAAACCTATTTGTTGTAAAAAGAACGCTAAATCTTTATCTGATAATGTTCTACCAGTTTGTCCTGCAGTAGCTGCGGCACTATAAGCTAATTGTAATAATAAACTTCTAGTTCTAACATTAGCAAACGCTATATCTCCTAATGCTTCTTTTATAGTACCGTATTGACCCGTTGCTGCCATTGCTCCTGATTCATCAAACTGTTTTATTGCTGCGTCTATTTCATTTTGATTACCGCTTTGTAATGCTTGAACTAATGCTAAAGCATTTTGTCCTGTACCTGTTCTACCGTCTCCTCCTGCAGTATTATTTTTTACATCTTCTGGAGTAGCAAATAAAGCATCGCCTCCTGACATTACATAAATTTGATTAAAATTTGAAGCTACGCTATTAGCCGCATTTGCCATATTAGCTACTAAAGTAACAGGATTTTTATCAGGACTTTTAATACCTTCTTCTAAAAAATCTAATGTTCTATTAGTACTCGTTAAAAATCTTAAAGTATTAGTATCTTGTTCTTGTATTGTTTTATCTAATTCGTCAAATTTTGTTAAACCTTTACCACGTAATTTAGTAAAATCAGGAGTTTCTCCTAACACTTTTACGTCTACAAAATTTGTATTTGGTAAATCTAAAACATTTATGTAATCAGTTTTATCATCATTTAATACAAAATAACCTTTTTTAGGATCAAATTTACCTTGACGAATATCTTGTATACCTAATTTTTGTTTATCTAAATCTATTAAAGTTACTCGTTGATCAGGTTCATCTTTTAATTGTTGTGCTATAAAAGTTTGTCTAGCAGTATCAGTGAGTTTAGCACGGTCGCTTCTAGCTTTATCAAAAGAACTAGCGGTATTAATAAATGCGGCTAATTCTTTATCATTGTCAGTAAGTAATGCAGGTAAGTATTGCGTAGCTAATTCCCCAATACGTTGCCCTGTGGTTTGTTCTCTTCTAGGACCGTAAATTTGTTCAGCTAAATATTCTGCTTGTACTAAATCACTAGCATCTTTATCAGGAACAGGTAGTGGTTCTGTTTTACCAGAAAATAATTTATCAGCTAAAAAACTTAAACCTACTGGTGCAAGATACGCTAACGGATTTATATCGTCTCTCGGCGGAGTAGTAAATGTTCTACCACTAACGTTAGGAAATCTAGGAGTAGTAGGTGCTAAAGTAACAGGTGTAATACCACCTGCTTTATCGCCACCGAACGTTGGAAAAGGACGTAAACCTGCTATACCGTTAGCCATAACTAATAAATGGAGTACCCCGCGTTACCTATATCAAAACCGCCTAAACCAAAAATACCTATTTGAGGAAATGGTCCTAATGGCACAGGCGGCGTTGTTATCGGTGGTTGTATTGGCGGATTTATAGTGGGTAATCCTGCAGAAGGAGCACCTACACTTCCAGGAAGACTCGCTATTCCAGGGAGACCGCCTGTATTAGGAGCGAAAGCTCCTGCTGCTGGTTGTGCTCCGCCAGCATAACCGTAACCACCTGCTAACGGTCCTAACGAAGCGGTTAATGCTCCAACATTTTGTAACGTTTGCATTGGTAAATTGTATTGACCAACAAAGTTTTGGTAAGCTAAATCTAATAATGATTGATCTCTACCTCTACCTAATCCACCAAGAGCCATTTGTTGACTTATATCTTGTTGCTGTAACGCAGGTAATGTGGTAGCTAATCCTTGATATTGTTGTCCTAACGCTCCTAATCCTTGACCTAAACGTTGTCCTAAATTAGCAATACCCGTGCCGCCTTGTAAACCCATACCAAATTCAGCTTGTCCAAGTCTTCCTAATTGTTGCCCTTGTCTTAACGCCGCTTGAGCTTCAGCACTGCCAAATTGTCCCTCTCTAGCCGCTAATTGTCCTTGTAAACCCGCTAATCCTAAACCTCTACGTTGTTGAGCTTCAAACGCTTGTTGAGCAGCATTTCTAGCTCCTTCAAACCCTTGACTACGAATTGCTCCTACTTGTTGAGCAGCACCTCTAGCGGCATCTTCAGCTAATTCTTCTTGGGTTAATCTAGAACGAGAGCCACCAAAAGCTCCTGCTCCTATTGCTTGATCGCGTAACCCAATATCGGCTTTACCGAAACGTTCGCTAATATCGTCTAACGTTTGTTGTACTACTTGTTCTTCAAAAGGGTTATAAAAATTACTAACTTGTCTACTAGGGTCAAACATTCCTGTCGCCCCGTAACCGCTAAGTTCTGCTCTACCTAAACCACCACGAGCAGCAGAAAAATCAGGACCTGCTCCTCTAGTAAATCCTGCCGCTTCTCCTGTTAGCCCACGTCCTGCGGTTAATCCCGCCGTAATACCTTGTCCGCCTATATCAGCAGCACTACGCATAGTCCCTGCAGCCTCAGATAATAAATCAGCTTGCGTACCTAAAAATGGTTTATAACTCCCAATCGCTTGATCGGCTAATTGCATACCTCTCGTTTCTCTAGGGTCAAAATCTGCTACTCGATCACCCGTATAGGTAAACGGGCTAGTGTCGTCTCCGCCTAATTGTCCAAATTGTTGTTTTAAAAATGACTGAGCATACGGAAAAATATCCCGTTGTAAAAAATCGCCTATATAACCCGCAGGGGCTTGGGTTGAATATTCTTGTTCTTCTCTACTAGCCATATTTCCTATTACCTTGTTTATTAAATTTTTCTAACATAGCGATACCTTTCTGATGATTGCCTTTACCCATGTGTTTAACCGCGGCGTTAGATAACATAAATTCACCGTCACTAGCCATAACAGGTATTAAATCATCTTTAGGACCTCCTGGACCTTCGATATCCCCACCGTCTAACATAGGTGTAAACATAGGTCTATCTAAAACCCCACCGTCTTTAAAACCTCTACTACCCGCAAAAGCAGTACCGTCTATTGGTCGTATATTTCTTAAATAATCTCGTTTTGCACCTAAACCACCTGTCGGTAGTGTTTGTGTTCTTTGTATACTAACTCTACGAGCAGGCTCGTCATCCCCTAAAAGTTCACTAGCTAAACGTTTTCCTAATGCGGCACCTATTTGATTTATAGAACCTGCAAATAATTCTTGTGTTTGAGGTGAAAAACCACTCATAAAGCTATCGTAACGTTCTGTTAGTGTAGGATTTAAAGTAGCGTCTAAAGAAGCTAAACCAGTTTCCTTCATTAAATCACCATCTATTTGCATAGGCATAGGGCTAGTACTATCGTATAAAGTTACGTCTTTAGTTTGTTTAAAATCGATGTCAGGAATTAAATCCATAATACCTGTTTTTTCAGGTCCTTTTGCAAATAAACTTGTTTTAAATTCTTCTAATTGTTTAGCATCTAAATCTAACAAACCACGTTCTTCATCAATTTTAGCTAAAAGTTCTTTTAAATTTAATTCACCGCCGTTAGCAGCATTTAACGCTCCCCCAACATACATTCCTGCGATACCGAATTGATCTAGATCAGCAGGGTTTACTCCTACGCCTTGTAACATAGCTAAAATATCTTCTTCTCCTACAGGTTTAGCAGGATCATCATAAGTAAACTCTCCAAATTCTTGTACTTGACTACCTTCTACAGGAGTAATTTCTGCATCAGGTCCAGGAGTTAAACTAGGTGCAGTGCCTCCTCCAATGGAAATTGATTCAGGAGCGTCAGGTTTACCAGCAATTTTGCTAGTAATAACGTTTGTTGCTACTCCTACAGCTACTGCTGTTGCTATTCCTGCAAAGGACATTAAAACTGCTCCATAATTTTATCTATTTGTTTTATATCGAAACCTTTTAATTTAAGTTCTGTAAAATCATCAACGACTACTTCATTTACTACGTCATCTACACTAATACAATCTGTTCTATGTACAGTTATAAAAGTACATTGTTCATGAATATAGAGTGCTCTTTTAGTTCCTGCTTCTGTTATACCGTGATGTGGTGCTTTTATACGTTCTACGCCTTTATCACTAAATATTGAGGCTTCGCCTGATAAAATGAAATAAGGGTGGTTTTTGGCGTGTATTTTAGTTGTTACTAATAAACCTTTAGGCATAACAATTTTACGTATATATTGACCGTCTGCAAAATTATGGCTAACAGCTCCTTCAGTTTCTCCTGTTATTTGTAAATTTAATTCTTGATTGTTGTTTTCAATACAATGTTTAGCAACAGCTTCTTCAAACTGTTTTATTTTGTTTTGAAACTCTAGCTTGTTTTTCTTATAATCAAAAAACTCACACGCTTCTTGGTAAGTTAGTTCTGGAGTTTTAATTAAACTTAAACTCATTATTTCCTCTGCGTTTATTAACGTATTAGCGAGTTAAAGCCCGTCTCGTAAGCTGCAGTTCAATACTGACAGTTCGATTATACTTCATACAGTATATATTTTTAAAGGTTTTTCTTTGCCTTTTACTTTTATAGGTTTTAATGGTTTTAAATGATAACCACACCTACTTTCCGTATTTTCACCTATTAAAATATCTACTCCTGCATCTTTTGTACCTGATTCTAACCTAGCCGCAGTATTTACCGCATCACCAATAGCAGTATAATCAAATCGTGAAGAAGAACCCATATTACCGATTACTGCTTCTCCTGTGTTTACTCCTATGCCTATGGCTACTGCAGGAAGTCCTTCCGCTTGGAGTTCTATATTAAGTTCAGCCATATTTTGCCAAATATCTTTAGCACAATCTACCGCTATTTGTTCATGATGTAATATATCTAAAGGAGCATTAAATATAGCCATCATAGCATCACCAATATATTTATCAACCATACCACCGTGTTTTTGTACTGCGGCTTGTTGAGCAGTAAGAGCTTTATTCATAATATAAGTTACTTTTTCTGGGGTTACGGCTTCTGATAAAGCGGTAAAACCTCGTACATCAGTAAATAAAAAAGTAGCGTACCTTTTTTCACCACCTAATTTTAATAACTCAGGGTTCTTTTGTAGTTGTTTTACTTGTCTAGGGTCTAGATAATGTTCGAATTGTTTTTTAATTTCTAAACGTAATTTATATTGTTCACGGAAACGTAAATAAAAAGCAATCGTTCCTGTTATAAATTCACTAATTAAAGTCCACGTTGTATCTATTAATAGTCCTTGTTGTATGGCATAATATCCTCCGATAGCGGTGCTAGACATAATAGCACTAAAACAAAGAACCCCTGCAGTAACGCCTAAGTTGCTCAACACAACCCAAACTAAAAGCAGGGATATAACTAATATTAAAACTTCAACGGCTAAACTGTAGTCGGGGATAAATGGACTATTTTCTACCAATATTGATTCTGCTAGTGCTGCTTGTACCTTGTGTGGTTCAAGTAATCCAACTGGGGTAGCTAACTGCGGCATTACGCCTTTAGCAGTAACGCCTACAAAAACAAATTTATTTTGTACGGCTAACTCTTGCAAATTAGTTTCTGGAGTATCTACCCAACTTACCCACTTACGTCCTAAACCATCCGTTTTAACGGCAGGTAAACCTTTTACCCGTACTTCTTCTATACCGTTCGTATTAGTCTTAATAACGTACGTATTAGCCCCTGTTAGAGCTTTTAGTACTTCGGTACCGAAAGCGGGTAACCACCCGTTAGGCGTCCTATATAGAAGCGGTATACGTCTAACTAAGTTATCTACGTCTACGGGAGCGGTAGCTATTCCTTCATTCGCTTTTAGTTCGGGTATATTTCTTATAGTACCTTGAGCTAAATAACCACCGTTACCTTCTCCCATAATAACAGTGCCTACGGTATCGGGGTATTCACCATTAGGATTTTCAAACAATGCTAATACCGAAGGAGCATAACTAAGAGCAGTTTTAAAATTACTATCACCACCAAAACGATCTTTATGAGGAAAACCAATAACCCAACCAACGCCTAACGCTCCTTGGTTTAATAATTCTACTTGTATTTCTGCTAATCTTTGTCTAGGAAAAGGATAACCACCTTCATTATCAACGTCTTCTTCGGTAATATTTAACACAACAAAATTACCTGAAGGTTCAGGAGTTTTAACAAACGTATCAAAAGTTTTTAATTTTAATATTTCTTGCGGAGCTAAACTAAAAACTAACGGCAAACTTAATACTGCTATAATTGCAATAATTTTTAAATATTTCACCCCGACCCCTGTCTAATATTTATTGTTGAATCACTACCACCGTTTACTTTAACTTCGTTCATAATACCGTCTTGTTCTAAAATTACCGTATAACTATTATCGCTATCAATATTTAAAGTAGCACCTTGTCCTACGGTTCTATTTAAACTTATTTGTGCTCCTGAAACTACTGTAGTAATTTGAGTTTTTGTATCTTGACCAATATTAGTGCCTTGAATAGTTGAAGACGTAGCTGATTGATCTAATTGATCATCGTCAGCTAAACTATCTAATTCATTTAAAATATTTAATAAATCTTCTAAAAAGTTTACGTTTAATGCGTCGTAATCTAATTCAGTGAAATCTAATTGTTCATCTTCTTTTAAATTTTCTTCGGCTAAATAATCAAAATCTAAATCGTTAAAATCTAAAATAGGGTCTTTTAATTCTTGTTTTTCCTCCTCCTCTACACGTACTGCTTTTTTAGGTGGCGTAACAATTAACATATTATCAATAAACTCTAACGACAAATCTAAAATTACAGGCGGGCTAGGACTAGCTTCTAATGTAGTAGTCGTAGTTGCTTGATATGCTTGATTTAAAATTACCTCACCCATAGCTGTAGTTACCGATATTTCTCCTGAAGGATTACCGAACTCATCAGGTAATAAAATAAATAAACTTTCGCCTGTATCGGGTTCTACCGTAATAGTAAAATCAGTACCACGAATCGCTACCGTAGCTGAATCGGTACGAATCGTCATATTTTCTTTAGGGATAGCACTAAATTTAGCTGTTACAAAACGAGCCGTACCTTTAGCAAAAGATAACGCTAATTTACTTTTAGTCGGATTAGGGTCGTAAATATATTCGTCAATAATTAACGTAGAATGTTCAGTTAATTTAACTTTACTATCATCAGCAAAACGTAAACCTAATCTACCTTGTTCGGTTTTAGCTTCATCGTTAGCTTGTAAATTAAATGCTACTACCGCTTTATAATCCTTATCGCGGCTTATTTGTCCGTAACCAGATACTTCTTCGATAGCTCCTATCTCAAGGGCAGCTAGTTGCTGTGCCTTGATCGTTTTGGATGATACAGAAAGTACCATTAGAACCATTAGAAATGACACGTAGCCAATCGTTATCGAGTGTTGAAGCTTGTGTAACATTTATAGCTCTAGAGCCTCCTGTATGGTTCAGGTGAAAATGACCGCCTTGATAACCATCGCCGTTATAATTGATAGTATTATCAGAACCATCAACGTTCATATAATTAGTAGCTAAGTCTACATCGATATCGGAATCAATAGTATTGTTTGAGCCGTTTATAATCCAATCTAAATCTAAGGTAGTTGCTATTGCTGCGGTGCCTTGGTCTAAAGACATATCGTTAGCCGTTCCCGTTACTGAAATATTTACGTTAGAACCGTCAGTAGAATAAGTATTAGTAGGGTCTGTTTGAATATCAAAAATATTACTAGAACCAGAAAATTCAAAGAACCCAATATAGTTATCGGCGTTGATATCTCCTTTAAATAAGTTACTAGAACCTATTTGATTAATATCTAAAGTCATGCTAGTTCCGTCTAAATCTAATGGTGTCATCGTCCCTGCTACTGCTGAAGCTCCACCGATTAAGTTACCCGAACCTAATTGTTCTATATCGGCATTAAGCGTTGCACCTGATTGGTCAATAGATATTTCGTTATCTGCTGACCAAAGCACATTAGATAAAACTATTAATAAAATTAATTGTTTTTTCATTGTTTTAAACTCCAATAATCATATTGTATTCCTTCCATGATGGTTTTGTAAACCGCTGTTTCTATAGCTGCTTGTAGTGCTATGGTTACGCCTTCGTTTTCTACGTTACCGTTTTCTATTTCGATTAACCTAGTATTATCTTTTACAAAACGAAAAATATCTTCGTTAATACCTACACTTAAAATAGTTTTGGTCACCGTAACTTCGGTAAGTATTCGCCCCGTGAGTACAGAGACCGTGCGTAAACTTATTGTTACGGTATCTTGTCGGTATTCTTTACTTAACCCAATCCCTAATACTCTACCACCAGAACCGCCAGAACGTGTATTAGTTTCGTAACCAACCACTGCCCCTTCCATTAAAATACCTGCAAATAACAAAGGTTTTAGTTTTTGTTCTTCTTTAAAATCTTTTCTAGTACTACGGATTAATTGTCGTTCTTTTGTTAAATTATCTAAACCCACACGTTCTACTACTTCGAAAAAATTACCGTTGCTAGTATCTTTTAACGCTTTTATTAATAAAGCATAAGGAGCTTGAGTTACTGCCGTGCTAAAAGAAGCATAAGTACTATTACTTCTACGTTGTCCTGTTTGATCAGTGAACGCGGTAGGGTATACCGCCACTACAGGTTTTATATTAGGTAAACCTAAATTAGCTAAGTTTTCATTAATAACTTCAGAAACTTCAGCAAATCTTGAAGGTTGTAAGTTTTCAATAGCTTGTTCTGTTTGTAATAAAGTACAACTAGAAAGTAAAACTATCAAGAGGAAAAGTAATAATTGTTTCGCCGCCGTCGGCATCAGTGATAGTAAGTGTAATCGTAGTATCATCAGAGACATAGTCTATCTTGTTTCCTTCTAGTTCAATAGTACCTGCGGTAGAAGACGTTTCGCCAAATAAATTATCTACTAATTGTTGTGATAATTTAGCATATACTCTAGATTCTAAATTTCTAATAAAACGAGCTAAAGTGCTATTATTTAAATCTCGTTCTGCTTCATCAGCAGCAGCTTTTAACGCATCAGTAATACTTTGTTTTCTAGTATTTTCTTGGTTTTCTATCGTTAAATAATGTGCTGAAGTTGCTATTCCTGAAAAACTAGGACTTTTAAAAGTAAATTTCATTTCATCGGCTTGGCTAAAAGAAGAATAAATTATTGTAAAAATAATAAAAAACATGCCTGTTAAAGCAAAAATATTTTCGAACGCTATTTCATTCTTCGTCTTCTTTCGGCTCTTCATCTTTTAACTCCCGTAATTCAATCACGGTATCTAGTTTCTGTTGTAATCTTATTAAATCGTTATCTAACATACGCACTCGATCAATTAAAGCAATTAAGGTAACGTTTGCGTCTGCTAATTTAGCTTTTATATTTTTAGTAATAAAGTTCCAGATATAATAAAGAATATATAGTAACCCAACGGTAGCTACTATTGGAAAACCGTACTCACTAATAATTACTGCAATATTATCCATTAATCTCTACGAGCGTCGTTTTTACCGTCTGCTCTAGCAATACGTTCTAAATCAGGTCTTATACCTAAAACCGAACACATAGTTGCATCAACCCGAATCATATCGTGATTCATAGTTTTTACTCGATTATCTAACGCTGTAACGATATTATGAATACCGTCTACTTGAGCAACAACACTTTCTAAAATATATTTAACGGTGAGAAAAATAAAAAATCCACCTAATAGTGACATAGCTATAGGAAAACCAACTTCAGCTATTAATGTAAAATAGGTTTGCATTCTTCTAAATCCTCAACTGATATTATCCCGTCTAACATACCTACTACTATTACGCCATAGCTTTCTGCTTGTTCTTCTGCGTCTTCAAAAGATTCGGCAACTATATTAGGACCTTCGTGAATAGTTCCTTTAAATCTAAATTCTGTAAGAAATATTTTTAAAGACATTAATCACCGCCTTTAAAGTTTTTACTTTGCCCTGAAGTGCCAGCGTAAATACCAAAGACTGCCGCCATCGCCCCTACTACTATTGATACTAACGCTGATTGTTCTAAGTTTGGTTCGGGTAGTTCCATAAACCAAATAACAACTTTGTAAAGGAGTACGATATAAACACTTACAAAAATTCTAGGAAAGATACGCCAAGCATCTATAGTTTTAGCTAAATGTACCCATTTTTGAAAAGGATTTGTTCCTGTGTTATTAGGCGTAACGTCTATATCTAATTCTAATTTCTTTTTTATTGGTTCTTCTTTAGTAACAATAATATTATCTTCTATAACTTTTTCTTCCATATTAAACCTCTACTGGAGTAAACACACCTAACTCAATAAGTTTAGCTCTGTTAAGTAAATGAGTTTCCTCTACTTCTTCTTTGTTTTGTCCATAATATGCTACGGCATAATATTGTTCTACCATAGTTTTATTTATATCTATTCCATCACAAACTACGGTGCCTAATACTCTACCGTATTTACCACGGGAATCTTTTAATTCTGTTCTAATAACTACTTGCTCTGCAGTATTTATAGCGTTTTGTAAAAATGCTGCAGCTAATTTACCTCTAGCTTTTTCGTCTTTATTTCTAGTTCTAGATTCTGGAGTGTCTATAGCGTATAACCTAACTCTACTTTTAAAAGAAACATCAAAACCTAAATCTAAAATTACGTCTATAGTATCTCCATCAACAACACGTTCTACTGTACAACTATATTCATACATTTTAACCTCGTTTTTTAGTAGTTGACCTAGCTTGTTTAAAATTCTTTTTAGTCGGTGCCCCTTTTGATCCTGGCTTACGCATACGTTCTTTACTGCCTGCTTTTATACGTTTACGTTTAGCATGTATATTCGCCCACAATCCTGGACGTTTACTTTTACCTTTTTTACTATGTTTTGGCATTTAACACTTCCATCTTTTTCTTGCTTGTCTCAACCTAGAATTAGGATTTTTTGCGGCTTTCGGAAACTTTTTCATTTGTCCTGCTGACCTAGCACAAAATGATTTACGACGTTTAGCGGCTTTACTGCCTTTTTTAACTTTACCTGTAACCGCAGTTTTTAATTTACTTCCAGGATTCATACGTCTATACGCTTTTACTCCTGCTGCCGTCATGCCCGCACCTTTTTTAGTCGCTCTAAAATTCTTTTTATTACGTTTAGGCATTTTTGCCTTTTTTCTAGGCACGTCTTTTTCTCCTTTTTGTAGTAGTTTTCTTTTTAGCAAACGTTCTTACGTTAGTAGGTTTGCCTCCTGGATTACCTGCTGCTCTTTTTCTTTTAACCGCACTACGTCTTTGTGCTGCAGTCATACGTTTAGCTTTAGCTCTAGGTACGCATTTAGGATATTTTCTTTTAGATTTACCTTTAGCGGATTTACGTCCACATTTTTGAAACTTACCTTTTTTCTTAGGAGCACCAATATCTACCCAATCACCTTTAGGTCCTTTACCAAACCATTCGGATAAACCGCCTTTAGGTTTAGCCACTTTTTTTCCTCGCTTTTCTAATCGCTTCTTTACCGCGTTTAAAAATACTAGCTACTTGTGTTTTACCCATAACTTTAGCTCGTTGCTCACCAACAGTAAGTATTTGTATTTTTCTAGCAAAAGGTTTTTTAACTTTTTTAACTTTAGCCACTGTTGCTCTAGCATCAGCAGGTGTTGCAAACTTAATTCTAACCGTGTCTTTTGGATTTTCATCAGTGTATAACCTTCTACCAGAACCTTTTGGTTTTTTACCTGTGCCTTTTTTCGGGTCGCGTTTTTTCTTAGGCATTACCTATAACCACCACCACGTTTTTTATACGTTCTTACTAACCAACCGTTAGCATAAGCACTTGGGTAAACTTTAAATTTACGTTTAGCTTCGGCTTTTACTCTCGCGTATAATGCAGGATTAGTTGGCGTAGCTCCTTTTTTCTTTTTAGTAGTTTTCTTTTTCTTTTTAGCCGCCATAATTTATTTCTTCTTTTTAATTGGTTTTCTTTTAGTTACTTTTTTTGCTGAACTATATCTAGTTTTTTGATCTTTATTAATCTTTTCTAGTTTTTTAGCTTGTTCTGCGTGTAACTTACTAGCTTTTTTTAACGCTTTTACAATCTCATTTAAATCTTTAGTGTAATGTGGCATTTTAATCTTCGTATAAATTATTAAATGTAATAGCAGGGTCTAGATAACTTTCATGACCTTCTGCTGAATGAACCCACTGAGAGGGTTTAAAATCAGGTGCTCCATCACCAGTTACCCATAAAGCAGGGCTAGTAGCTCTTACTCTGTTATTAGGTAAAGCAACAAAATTACCTTTCCATTTACAATCTTCAGTTATATATAAAACATGGGATTGTTTATGTTGAGCAGGATCATCAGCAATATCGCTATCGGTATAATCTACGGTAAACATATAACGTCCTGTATAAAATTCACCGTCTATTTTACAAAGCCAAGGACTAGAACTAACTCTATCCATAATAACTACTGAGTGTTCTCTTGATTCACAATCCCAAGGTTGAGCAATATGATCTTCCATAGGTTCTGGAAAGTCTTCACTAGGGATGTCAGCAACTAATGCTTGTATTGGCATTCTAGCCCACATAGCACCACCGTGAATATTACCTTCGTCATTATCTTCACAATTAGCTTCTTCGCCAGTAAAAACTACTTGAAAACTTAACGATCTGTCGGGAATAGTAGTAACCGCTATCGCTAGTGCATGAATATACTCATCTTGGTATTCTTCATGATTCTTAGTAAATTCTCGTCTGACCCAACATTTAAAATGTGGGATATTACTAATTAAATAAGACATAGCTTATTTCTTTTTCTTTTTAGTAGTTTTACGTTTTTTAGACCTTCTTTTTACTGAACCACCCTTAGACATTTTTCTGAGAGAACCGCCTTTAGACATTTTTCTCATCATACCGCCCTTACTTCTTTTACTTTTGTGCATTGGCATAATTAACCTCCTTTTAGTACACGTTTTTGTAATCTTACTGCTCTTTGTCCGACTTGTGTAGCCCAACGACTATCCATCATCTCCGTAGCAGCAAGTTCCCAGTCTTGTTTAGATAAAGCACCTAAAAAATTTTTAAATTTTTTTAATCGTGTAATACCTAAATTAAAACACATATTAGCTAACACTAATTGTAGATCGTCTGGTAACTCACGCCACCAAGACAGACTTCTATCTAACTCTTTAAAAACTATTTCTATATCGTTTTTAAAACACTCGTTAATTCTTTTTGTTGATATTTTTGTTCCCACAGGTTTGCCCCATTCTTTATCTTGATCAGTTATTAAATGACCAATACCAAAAGTGTGATATCCTAGATGATCTAAATAAATTTCGTTTATACATCCCTCATCTAGTTTTAATTCTTTTCTAAGTTTTTCTATATCCATAATCAACCTATAGGTATAGTTGTAGCTCCTGCTAAAGAAACTGTTACTTTACCAAGTGCCGTTGTACCTTGTGTACCTTTTTCTGTACCTGTATAAATATCAACCCATTGTTCTCCTGTCCAAAGTTGTATTTGGTTTGTTGATAAATTCCAAATTAAATCTCCCGTTCTAAAACTTGTAGAATTTCTTTGTGTTTCCGTAAAATTATTAGTAGAACCTATATCTACTTTATTTAAACTAAGTTCTAAAACTCTAACTAATCTATTAAATAGTTCTGGAGATAATTCATTTTGAGCGAACGGTAATTTAGTTTCTAATATTTTAGCCATTATCTTTTGCCGTCAGGTTGTATTTCAATACGAGTAGCTCCTAATCTAAAACCTACTCCTAAAACTGTAGTATCGGTATCATCAGATTGTACTCTTAACGCAGCTTGTCTTCCTCTAACTCGGGTATCTATTTTAGTAGTCGTTGAAGTACACGCTCCTGTTACTCCCGTTGTTAAGCTCTCTCCTGGGAAATTTCTCTTTTTTAAAACTAAATCTACTTTTTGTCCTGTTGCTCCTGTGCTTCCTGTGCCATTAAAAGTTACATCAGGTATTATTCTACTTATAAATTGAAACTCCTCTCCCTCACCTAAATCGAAATCACTAGATTCTATAAACACGTTAGTCATTGCTGTGCCATCATCATCATTACCGCTTTCTTGGTCATATAAATAATTAGAAGATGTTGCTTTAGGTTGAGCAAAGACTCCTTCGTCTAACCATGCTGTTCTAGAAAGCTCGCCTATCATCCAAACATTTTCTTCGTAATTATACGTTACGTATTTATCTATTACCGTAGCATCTGCTGAACAGTAAAACCAACCAACTTCACTAAAGGCTTTATTTAAAAAACCAAATATTTGATAACTTTGTGTTTGATTTATATTACTAAATACGTGTTCTTCTACTAAACAAGGTAATTTTTGTACTGCTCCTGAGTAAGTATAAAAACCTTTTTTATCCATCCAAAAAACCCCTTTAGGAGAATTTATCATAGCATTAGGACCTACTAAACCTACGCCTTCATTTACTAAATTTACACCAAAAGTAAACGGTTGTCCAATAAATGTCATAGAATATAAAGCCGTATCTGTCCAAACTAATATTTCTTGTCTTGCTCTAGTTGCTCCTACTATTTGTGAACCTGACGAAAGTCTTAATGAACCTGCGGTATTGGTTATTTTTGGCTCCCATTCAGCAACGTTTTCTTGATCACTAAAAGCTATAAACAGAGGGTCTATTTCCCCTGTTCTAGCGGTACCTGAAGCATTTAATGGGTCTGCTCCAAAACAAATAACGTGTCTATCTATATCAGAAACCATAGTTTGTAATGCTAACGTAGGTGGTAAATTAGCTCCTGCTAAATCACTTAAAGCTACTGCTCTAGTGTTTGTACCATTAGATTCATCCCAATAATAAACACCACCCCCTCTAACATTTATTAATAAATCTTCGCCAAAATTATCATGTGACCATAGACGTAATTGACTAACGTTACCTAATGGTGAAGCACTGCCCCAAGTTCCTGCTCCCCAAGTTCCTGCTCCCCAACCTGTAGCAGGTACGTAAACATCTAAACCTACGTTTATTTGATAAAGTCCATCTACTCCAGAACCGCCATTACCAGAGTCACTACTATTAGCTGTAACAATAGCTCCTGTTGTATCTTTAGCAGTAATAGTGTAGGTATTGGCTGTAGGTATAGTTAGTATTTCATATTCTTGATTAAGCACTGCCGCAGTTATATTACCGCCTAAAGTAGCTGCTCCAGAAAGCGTTACAAAATCTCCTATAACAGCACCATGGCTAGAATCAGTAACGGTTAAAGTAGAAGAACCATTAGTTGCTGCAAAAGTTATTGAATCAGTACTGGTTTTTCTAATTGGAGTAATATCTGCAAAAGTTGTACCATCTAATATATAATATTTTACTGTTGTACCTAGCCCTATATATTTAGTTCCATCTAAAGCTACCCAAGCGTGTAATCCTCTACCTGTGCCTTTATAGGTGTCCGCAGTAGCTTTTATCCAACCACCTATTTTTTCAGGTAAACCTTTTCTAAAACGAACTAAATTACTATCAAACCAGCCACCTTCATTAGCATAAGCGGTAGCTTCTTTATTAATTCCTGGTCTAAATAATAGTTTTTGAAAAGGCATCGCTTCTCCTAAAATATTAAATTAGTTAAAATTCCTCCCATACCGAGCAGTATGGTTACATTAGCTCCTATAACAAAAGTTTCTAATCGTTTTACTCGATGTAATATTTCTAACCAACGTTCAGCACAAACCGCTTCATGCCTAGATAAATTAGCTTCTACTTCACTCACTGTTGTTTTCGGCATTTACCTTAATTTTCTAATATCTTTGTTTCCGAAGTTAAAACCTCTTCGGCTTGAGCTTTTGTGCTTTGTACTAAAGAGTTTTCAAACACCGACAAACTTGCTTGTATTTGATCTAATTCA